CAAAGCAGCTTGAAAACAAAGCGGCCAAGGCTGCCCAAAGCCCGCCGCCTAACCCAGAAATGATTAAAGCCCAAGCGCTTCAGCAGTCCGCCCAGATGAAGGTTCAGGCTGATGTGCAAAGCCAACAGGCCCGCGCCCAGGCTGATATGCAGATTGAGCAGATGAAGATGCAGATGGAGGCGCAGCTAGAGACGCAGCGTCAGCAGCATGATGCCCAGCTTAAGATGCAGGAGCTTGCTGCCAAGGAACAGTACGAACGCTGGAAGACGGAACTGGACGCGGCCACCAAGATCATGGTTGCCCGCATTGGTGCCAACCCTGGCATGGACATACCAATGATTGAGGCCCAACAGGCGGCGGCTGACACCATCACCAAGGAACTGGGCGATAACGTCCGCATGGCAATGGACCAGATGGCTAATGCTCAGAACAACATGGCAAATATGCACGGCGAGTCCATGCAGAGGCTCCACGATGTTCTCAGGGCTGCCAACGCGCCAAAGCGGATTGTGCGCGGCCCTGACGGCAGGGCGATAGGCGTTGAGCCTGTCCCGGTTGCTCCGCAGGGGATGATCCAGTGATTACGACGACCAAAGGCAACATGGACGAAGCGTTGCTCGACAAGCGCGAAGGCCAGTTTGAAGACGACAATGAATCAACTACTTGGGTTGAATACTGGGATGGCGATGAAATGGTCCACCGCTCGGTCCATGTCCATCTGAAGAAACCCATGATTTCCGTAACTGAAATTGGAGGCTTTTCGTGAGCAACACTCAAGCAATGTGTACGTCCTTCAAGGGCGAGATTCTGTCTGGCATTCACGCCCTTGGTACGACTGTCATTCGGGCTGGCACGGGGGCGGACACGCTCAAGGCCGCGCTGTACCTAGCCTCAGCCACGATCAACGCGGCCACCACGGCTTATACTGTAAGCGGCGAAGTCTCTGGCGCGGGATACTCGGCTGGCGGCGTTACTGTCACAAATGCCACGGACCCCACGACTAGCGGCACGACTGGCTATTGGACGCCTTCAGCCAGCCTGACCTACACGACTGTCACGCTGACCACGGCCTTTGATTGCGTCCTGATTTACAACTCGACCCAGAGCAATAAAGCCATTTCGGCCCATACCTTTGGCTCGCAGACTGTGACAGCCGGGACGTTTACCCTGACCATGCCAGTTAGTGACGCGACGAACGCCCTTATCCGCATTGCTTAACTCCTATGGCGCAGGGTCCATGGGACACAGGCACATGGGATAGCGCCCTTTGGGATAGCCTCCCAATTACGGGCAACGCTGCTACGGGATCACCCGGCAGCGTAGGAGTAGGTGCGCGTACCGTTGCCCTGACAGGCGTACAGGCCACTGGGGCGGTAGGGACACAAACCCCGTCCGAAGACACCGCCCTGACCGGGAATGCCGCCACAGGGGCCGCAGGGAGCGTTACACCCAGCACCACAATAGCCCTGACTGGCGTCCAAGCCACGGGCCAAGTCGGCACCGAAAGCAGCGGGACCACCATTGCCCTGACTGGCGTCCAGGCCACAGGGCAAGTCGGCACGGTTAGCCACGGCGGCATATCGTTTGACCTGACTGGCGTAGGGGCCACCGGCACGGCTGGCAACGTAATCTACGTCCCAGCCCCAATTATCATTGTCGATGACACCCATGACGGCGACTATCACAAGAAGCTAAAGAAGCGGTTTGACAAGGAAAATCAACGGCTTAAGCGCAAGCGTGACGATGTTATTGCGGCGTATGAGCGTATTGTTGAAGGCAAGCCAGCCCTAGCTAAAGAACTCACGGCTGGGTTTGAAGTAAAATCCAAGTCTAGCAAAAAGACCGGCAAGTCATTACCCAGCATAGATTTTGATAAGCTAATTAATGACTTAGACCGCACTGAGCGTCTTTGGAACGAATATTTAGAAATGGAAGATGAAGATTTAATGGTACTTCTATGAGCAAATACAGAGCAATATACGACAGAAAAGGCTTGCTGGCTGAATACGAAAACGAAGAACTCGTATGGGTCCGTGAAGAATTCGGAAAGACTAGCAAAGCAAAGCACCAAATAATGCTTGACATTCAACCATATAAGAGCATGGTGGACGGCAGTATGATTACTTCGCGCTCTCAGCATAGAGAGCATTTGCGTCGGCATAATTGTTTTGAAGTGGGCAACGAAAAGATGGAAGCCCCCAAGCCGGTTCAAGTGTCTAGGGAAAAGCGCATTAAGGTTTTACGGGAACAGCTTTGGAATGTTTCCGACAGGGACTGCGATAGAGTTTTAGACCAACTTAGGAGACGATGAACTTGGACACCCAAGATCAGATCATTCCCGACGACGACGACAAGGCCATTGACCGCAAAGAGCTACTGGCCCAGCAGTTTGACGAAGTAGATACGAGCGAACCGGAAGCGCCCAAGGAATCCAAGCCCCGCGCCAAAAACGGCAAGTTTGTGGCCCAGGAAGACGCCGAAGAAGCGCCAGCCGAAGAACCCGTCTGGAAACGCCCCCCTTCCTCTTGGAAACGCGACTATCACGAAGTCTGGCAGACCGCTGACCCCCGCTTGCAGGAATACGCTTACAAGCGCGAAGAGGAAATGCGGGCTGGTATTGAGCCGCTGCGGTCAAAAGCCCAGTTTGCCGACCAGATGAATGAGGCTATAGAGCCTTATATGAATACTATTAGGGGCCAGAATTTGGATGCCCCTAGTGCCGTAAAGGCACTCATGGAAGCTGACCATAATTTGCGTTATAGCTCCCAAGAACAAAAAATGGCTCATTTCGCCAATTTAGCCCGCGCTTACGGGGTAGATTTAAACGGCGTTAGTTCGCAATTACAAAACGCTCCAATTGACCAAAATTATTACGCCGTGAAGAACGAACTAAACAATGTTCGCGGCGAAATTGCTAGTTTCAAACAGCAGCAAGAACAGGCCGAAAACCAATCTATGCTGAATGAAATCAATATCTTTGCTAACAAGGCAGAGTATTTTGAAGAAGCGCGTCCGACCATGATTCAGCTCCTACAGAGCGGTGTGGCGGGTACGTTAGAAGAAGCCTACGAAAAGGCTATTCGCCTTAACGACGATCTTTTCCAGCAGACCCAGCAACGCTCACAGGCAGAAGCTGCGGCTCAGAAATCATTGTCGGCCAATCGGGCTGCGAAAGCGGCTAAGGCGGCAGCGGTTAGCGTCAAAAGTTCCACACCCGGCACTAAGACTACGACCAAAGCGCAAGATAGACGCTCTATGCTGCTCGAACAATTCGACAGTGTGAACGAGCGTTTTTGATAAACTGATGAAAGGACTACCCAATGGCTTTCGCCAATAGTTCGATCAGTGACATCATTGCGACCAATATTCAGAGCCGCAGTGGTGAACTGGCCGATAACGTGACGAACAACAATGCGTTGCTTCGTCGTCTTAAAGATCGCGGTAACGTGAAGACCTTCAGCGGCGGTAACGTCATTCTGCAGGAAATCATGTACAACGATGACAGCACCAACAACACCAACAGCTATTCTGGCTATGAAGTGTTGAACGTGTCGCAGAACAGCCCGATTTCGGGTGCTCAGTTCTCGATCACTCAGTATGCCTCGGCGGTGACGATTTCCGGTCTGGAAATGATCCAGAACTCCGGCAAGGAAGCCATCATCGACCTGCTAGATGGTCGCATGAATGTTGCGGAAGCGCAGCTTGTGAACCGTATCGGCGGCGACATCTATCTGGACGGCACTGGCAACAGCGGTAAGAACATTACCGGCCTGGCTGCTGCTGTTCCTGATTCGCCTTCGACGGGCACCTACGGCGGCATCAACCGCGCGTCGTTCTCGTTCTGGCGGTCGGTTGCCTATTCCGGCGTGACCAACGGCGGTTCGGCTGTTACTGCCTCGAACATCCAGCAGTACATGGATGCCCTGGCCGTGCAGCTTATCCGTGGTACGGACAAGCCTGACCTGATCGTTGCCGACAACAACTACTATCGCCTGTACCTGCAGTCGTTGCAGTCCATCCAGCGCATCTCGGACTCCGGTTCGTCGATGGCTGGCGCTGGCTTTGCCTCGCTGAAGTATTATGGCGCTGGTATGGCGTCGGACGTTGTGCTTGACGGTGGTATCGGCAATGCCGCGACTGCCAACCATATGTGGTTCCTGAACACCAAGTATCTGCTGTTTCGCCCCCATGCGGTTCGCAACTTTGTTCCGATTGGCGGCGAGCGCCAGGCAGTCAACCAGGACGCTATCGTGAAGCTGATCGGCTGGGCTGGCAATCTGACCTGCTCTGGCGCTCAGTTCCAGGGTGTTCTGTACGCTTAAGGAGAAATCACATGGCCTACTCTTTCACTGAAAATCGCGCTGGTATGCTCCAGATTGCGAATACTGACTCCGGCATCAGCACGACTTCGCCCGCCGGGGTTGTTACGACTATCCCGACCCCGCCGGGTACGCTCGGCATGGTGGCGCGGGCTTTTGACCCGACCTACGGCGAAGGCGAGTTCATTCTGCTTGTTGGCGTTGCCAGCACTGTGGTTGGCTCGCTTGTGACCTACAACGCGACGACCTACCAGACCACCCTGTCGGCCAATACGGCCAACCAGGCGACCCCGGTGGCCGTTGCAATGTCGGCCAACACCGCCGGTCTGTTCGGCTGGTATCAGATTGGCGGCCTCGCGGTTGTCAAGAAGACTGCCGTTGCCGTCAACGCCCAGGTTCCCGTTTACCAGTCTGCCACTGTGGGCCGCGTTATGCCCACCGCTGCGTCTGGCAAGCAGGTTCTGGGCGCTCGCTCTGCCAACCTTGCCACTGTGGCTTCGGGTGTTTCGACTGTTATCGTGTCGATCAACCGTCCGCATTTGCAGGGTGCCGTTGCCTAATGATCGTACCGTCTAATTTAGATGATACGATTCCTATCGTGTGCAACACGGAGGATCACGAGATTTTCGGCAACATAACTGCTGCCGTTGCTCGTGATCTTCCGTGGTTGCAGCTTTCTGAGCCGCACGACGGGGTAGCTGTGATTGTGGGGGGCGGGCCTTCTATGAAGCCCCTGCTCCCCATGATTGCCGGTCACAAGGCGGCTGGACAGGCAATTTTTGCCGTAAATGGCACAATTCCGACCCTAGCCAGCGTTGATGTGACCCCGGACTATTTTGTGCTTTTGGACGCCAGAGCGCACAATCAGGGCTTTGTTCACCCGAATAAGGCCACCAAGTACCTTATCGCGTCCCAGTGCAGCCAGGGCGTGTTTGATGCCCTGGGCGGCCATGACGTTACCCTGTGGCACCCGGCTTACCCAGGCATTCAGGACTATATTGGTGATCGTCTTTGCGCCCTGATCGGCGGCGGTACGACTGTGGGCCTTCAGGCCATGAGCATCGCCTTTGCCATGGGTTATCGGAATATTCACCTGTACGGCTTTGATTCCAGCTATTCCAAGGCTGGCGACGGCCATGCCTATGAGCAAGCGGCCAATGCTGCCGACCCGCGCGAAAGCTATTGGGTGGGCGGCAAGGAATACATCTCGACCCCTTGGATGGCCCGCCAAGCCATGGAGTTTCAGACCGCCGCCCAGCAGCTTGCGGACGAAGACGCGGTTATCCAGGTCCACGGCCACGGGCTGCTTCCGGCCATCGCCAAAGCCATGTCTGAGCCGCCCCCGGCCATGTCAGAAGTCCAGAAATACGAAGCCATGTGGCAGACCCCGCTTTACCGGGAAGTCGCCCCCGGCGAGTCGTTTGCGGAGCATTTTATCGAAATTGCCGACCCCAGGCTGACGGATGTGATCGTTGATTTTGGCTGCGGCACGGGCAGGGGCGGCAAGAAAATTGCCGATCTGACTCGCTGCGAAGTGCAACTCGTTGATTTTGCTGATAATTGTCGGGACGAAGGCAATAATCTGCCCTTTACGGTGGCCGACCTGACCAAGCCTATCGGCGTCAGCGGCAATATTGGCTACTGCACGGACGTTATGGAGCATATCCCGCCGGGGGATGTGCCTGATGTTATTCAAAATATTATGGATTGCGTTGATAGCTGCTATTTCAAAATAGCCCTATTTGACGATAGTATGGGAAAGCTGATCGGTCACCCGCTTCATCTATCCGTGTTTCCTAGCGAATGGTGGCAAGAGAAATTTTCCGCTTATCACATTGAGTACGAGCATTCGGATAATGGCGATGCCTGTCCGTATGCCACGTTTTACGTTCAAAACCCTAAATAAAGGACCAAATCATGGCTATTCCTTCACGCATCCTGGCCTCTGGCAATTCCCCGCTGGCGACCATTTCCATCGCTGGCGACGGCGCGACTGGTCTTGTTGCGGTTGGCACCAATCAGGCGACTGCTCTGCAGCTTTCGGCTGTTTTTAATGCCATTACCACATCGTCAGCCTCTACTGGATTGAAGCTGCCGCCCTGCGAAGCTGGCGCGGTTGTCTTTATCTATAATCTGAGCGGTCAGACGCTGCAGATTTACACCAACGAAACCAGCGGCGTCACCATGAATGCCGCCGTTGCTGGCTCGACTGGTGTTGCTCTGGGCAATACCAAGACTGCAATCTGCTTTGGCACTTCCGCCACCACCTGGGCTGTTACTGCGGCCCTGTCTTCCACATAAGGAGTAATTTATGCCTTTGGATAGCGATATCTCTAACGCCGATTCTCACCTGCACGTTGAGTTCTATGTGCATGATAAGGCTCCATTTAAGGATGTGCCTTTTGTGAGGATCATGGTGCCTGGCGATAAGACTAACATCATTGAGCAGCCCGTTCGGGAATATCACAAGGAACGGTTTATTCGTCAGTGGCTTTATTTCCAGTCCAAGAACGACGACGGCCAGATTATCGGCACAAAGTTGACCGATTGGAACAATGACGCCCCCAATGATCTCAATGACCACCAGATGGCAGAATTGCAGATTCTGAAGTTCCAGACCGTCGAGCAGGTTGCGACGGCTACGGACGCCCAATTGCAGCGTATTGGCATGGGTGCCGCCGGACTTCGCGAACGCGCAAGGGCTTACCTTACGCAGAAGAATCATTCCGAAAGTAGTTCTGAATTGGCAAAGACCCGTAGCGAATTGGATGAGCTGAAAGCCCAGATGGCTTTGCTCATGTCCCAGCGCAAGCCG